TTGTTGGTAATCCAATAATTGCCTAACAATCAAATAAATGATGAGTGATTTACCTGAAGCCGTAGGAGACAACAACAAAGCTCTACGTCTTCTCATTGCATGGATAAATGCATTCATTTGATAGTCTCGGACTTCAAACGGAAGATTTAAACCTTCTATAAACTTTTTGGCATGATATGTTGAGTACTCTTCTTCTACTTCATCGTGTGAATATGTATAGTCACGTTCTTTACAGAACTCTTCCAAATATGGAATAAGTCCAATGTAGATTTGTTGAGTTTGTAGGTTTAGCAGCCTTATACGGCCATCCCAAATCTTGTTTCTAAAAGCTGGAACAAATTGGTGACCTGGTACAAAAAACGTAAAGAACTCTGATAGTTCTTGTGCAATATGACGTTCACAATTTATTTTGACGTATACCTCATTGACCTTTTCACAGAGAATATGTTCTTTATTGTCCTCCAATGAATCTCTCCCATGTGATGAAGTCACGTAGTTGCCATGTTCTCTGTTTCAATTCACCCATAATGGCTTCAATAACAGACACCGCTTCCTCGTGGTATATCTTCTTTTCTAGTAGTTTGATTAGGTCTTGGTCTGATTCCAAATATGTTGATATATCGGACTTCAACGTAAATTGGAATGGTTCCCATCCAAATTGATCCAACTCTTCTTTGGATAATTTACCAGTATAATATTCCCATTTGGTCTTACGCATACGTAGGTAATCAAAGTTGGCCTTTTTGCCTGCCATCTTATGCTTTGTAAGAATGGTAAGATACTTGTTGTGTAACTTTGGTATCTTTAGAAGTTCTTTGCCCGGTTCTGTCTGGTCTATATCAGAGTCGGCTGTCCACAAGTTCAAAATTTGTTCAATGTTTTCCATAATATAATAAAAGAATTAGTAGTTTGTTATTTCGAAATACTCGTACCTGAAGGTTGCTGTTGCTGTTAGTATTGTGTCCGCAGTTAATTTGGTATCAAACTGTATACTAGATAATGAGACTGGAAACATTCTGTGGAAGTTAATACTAATCAATGGATTATTTAGCGCTGACATTATTGTCAGATTGGAGTCTGAGTAATAACTGTTTGTGGCAGAAAATGTATTCTGCAATGCATTGTTATTGTACCTATCGGCCGTGCTCTTAGGTGATGCAATGGCCAATAACCACTTGTACAATTCATTCCATGATTGTGCTTGTTCATCAATCAAGAACGTAATATCAAACTCTTGGTAATCTATTTTTGTACCTGCAATAGGTACATTTACCAATGGAGTGGCAAATTCGGTGGTTCCAATACTTACACCAGGAAGATTGGCCTCTTGGCAGAAATATTGTACCGTTGGCAATCTATTGAATGCCAATATGAACTTTGACGGTTGCAGGAAGTTCGTATTTGATGGTGTTCTGGATAATGCTGTCATATGGATATTTAGGCACCAAAAAAAAGACCACCCGAAGGTGGTCTTTAAATGTCAATCTATGTTGACTCTATCAAATGTATTTGATTACATTAGATTTTTTACTGCGAACAAACGGTAGTAAACGTTAGTTTGTGAATCCAAACGACCGTTTTGTACTGTTAGACCATTAGAGAATGGATTTGCTACCATGCCGTAACGAGTTTTGAAACCAATTTTTGGTTGGAATGTGAACTGGTCAACTGCACGAACCATTTGTAGAGGAACGTATGGACAGTAGAATAGACCTGCGTCATAAGGTGATGAACCTTTGTAACCGATTGTAACCAATTCTTGGTTCTGTGTGTAACCGCCATAATATGGATCGATATACACTTTAATACGGCCATGCAACATACCAGCAAATGTATTGCCTGTATCATCAACTTGCAAGTCAGCTTGTAGAGCTGGTGTGTATGATAGAACACCAGCCATTGCCATAGCAGAAGCAACGTCTGAAGAAACAATCAACACATTACCTTTACCTCTACGAGTTTGTTTTGCAATAACGTTAGCATCACGTTCGATTTGGAAAATCAAACCTTTGAAACGTTCAACTGACCAACGACCGTTAGAGTCTGTGTCCAAGTCAAAGTAACCAGCAGTAGTTGTACCGTATTGAGCACCAATCTTTGCAGATGTGTAAATTGTACGGATAACTTCACGGTTAATCTCAGCAAGAATCTCAGTAGAAAGAATGTTAGACAATTCTGTCTCAGCGTCCAAACCATGGATTGCTTTCAAGTCTTGTGCTAGTTCTAGTGAGTATTCAGCTTTCAATGCACGAGATTGTGCAGTAACAGTAACTTTCTCGATAGAGAATGCCATTTGTTGGAATGCTGTATTACCATCAGAACCCAAGTATTCAGCAATACTTGTTTGCATACCAGTACCAGTTGTAACAGAGTTAGCAGCATTAACAGCACCTTGTGTGTTAGCTGTTGTGTCTGTTGCTGTGTTACCAACGAAACCGTATTGGTTAAACAATGATGTATTACCAGAGAAGATTGTGTTAGCTTCGTTATAGAAAGCTTCAGCACCTTGTTGACCTGAGTAACGAGCACGCATTGCAAAGATTAGACCAGTAGGTCCAGTCATTGGTTGAACGCCTGCAACATCATAAGCAATCAAGTTAGGTAGTGAACGGCGAACCAAACTGATTAAGATTGGGTCAAAATTGCTGATACCAGAACCTGTAACGTTAGTTGGACCAGGATCAGATGCAGTCTCGTTCAATGCCAAGCGGTCTTGACGCATTGCTTGGTGTTGGTTTTCCAAAACAAGAGCAGTAACACTTCTCTTGTATGGGTCTGTAATGGCTTCTAGTTCTGGATGTTCCAAAACTGGAGCCCATTTCTTTTGTAGCTCTTCTGTCATAAACATGTGATTTTCTCCTTAATTGAAATCTTTTTATTTATTGTTTTTTGGATTCTTATTTCTTATTAAGAATGCCTACAACTTGTTCCATCAAAGGGTCAGCAGAACGTGGTGTCTTCTTTTCCTCTTCAATTTGAACTTCGTCATCCAAAGCAGAATTGTCTGCAACCTTTACGTCAGTTCTAAAATATGATTCTTTTAGAGTTGACAACTTTGCCGCAAATTCTTCCTCAGTAGTAAACTCTACACCCTCTGCGAGTGATTTCAATTTTTCTACTTGAGTCTGCGATAGGCCTTCACACGCTGTGTAGATTGCCTCAATTTTTCTTTGTTCGTTTAATTCTTTTGACAAGTCAATGTTTGTATTGATTTGTTCGTTGAGTTGTGCTTCCAATTCGGCAACTTTTTCTGCCATTTCGTTAACAACATCTACTTTGTCTTCAGGAATATCAATGTAGTGTTCAACGAATAGGTTACGCAAACCATCGATAAAGTCTTCTGTGATTTCAGCACGTAGACCAACATCGATTGCCAATTCGTTTTCTTTCATGTATTCTTCAGCAATGTAGTTCAAATAGTCATCAACTTTGGATGCCAATTCTTCTTTAACCTGTTCTACTGCAACTTCAAACTGTTCAACCAAATCAGCTTCAACTTGTTCTGCGATTTGTTCGATGCGTGAATTTACTGCAGCTTCAAAAATTGTAGTTGCTTTTTGTGCAAATTCTTCTGATAGATTCTCACCTTGCAACAATGCACGAATGTCATCTGACATATCAAACGATTCGTTGTGACCCATAGACTGTGAACCAGCTGTGTGTGAACCATCATAGTGTTGGAATGTAGCACCTTTGTTCATACCAAATGTATTTTTTGGCAATGTTTCTGCTTGACGGTCACGAATTTTTTCGTATTGGTTACCATTCATTTGGTCAGGATGCATAACATCTTTGCGACCCATGGTTTGTTGTGGTTGGCCAGAATATGTTTTGAAACCTACGCCATTTTTCTCTGAACCAACAGGTGGTGTTGCACCTGGAGGAACTGCTGATGGAGTACCTTTTAGGTAATCTGGCAAGCTATCGTCCATTTCCTCAGGTGAATGACCGATAACACCTGCATCATGTTGGCCATAGGCTACTGATGCTTGTAATTTATCGTCACCGACTTCACCTTTTTTGTGTGCGTCTTGGCCACGTTGACCTCTTTTAGCAGCAATGTTTGCATCGAAAGTTTCTTTAGAACCTTCCAATATTGCACTAGCGGCTTCAGACAGTTTAAATCCTTTTGTTGTCATTTAAAAATCTCCTTGATTTTGTATTTGGTATTTATTGCTTATAGTTTTTTCATGAAGTTTTCAAATATGCGAAGACTTACTGCTTCGATATCCGCACGAGATGCAGATTTGATTTCTCTAATCGCTTGTGCGTGTTCTACTTCAGTCCAAACACCATTTACCAACATCCATTCTTTTCCTTCCATAATGCCTTGAACAAAAGCTCCAGGCGCAGAAGGGTCTGCTACAATATCCGCCGCTGTGGCCAGATAAAAGTCGGGCTGTACAACATTAACACCGTTAACATTTTTTAATGAGCCCATACCTCTTGAAGAAACACCTAATTGTGCACCACCTTCAATCAACTGGCGTGCAATGCTTCCCATTGGCGTTTCTAATATCTTTGCTTTACCTATCCATTGTGTGCCATCTTCACGCAAACCAACAATCATATGTGATACACGGTCTAGATTAATTGTAGGAGAATCTGGATGTCCTAATTCACCAAATGCACGGTTTTTATTTATATATTCTTCCGTATAACGATGTACTTCTTTTCTCATCGTATTGTATTCATATAGACGTCCATTCTTGTTTTTCTTTTCAGCAACCAAGAAAGGACCTTCAATGAACAAAGATTTTTTACCGTCTTTATCTTCAGTAAGGTAGTTTACTGTTTCGTATATTTCTTTAATTAATTTCATGGTGTTACTCCATAGGGAGGATAGTTGAATGCGGCAGGATCATTGAACTGGCCACGTTGATAGTATTGATTTTCTTTACGCAATTCAATAATTAAAGTATATGCACAGTTAGCAGTAAGACCAACAGTCGTAACACCAATATCACCTGTTGCATTTGGTGCATTGTTTTTAATTGATACCATGCCTTGGTCTTCAGAGTATTCACCGCAAAGATCCATATTCATGATTGGAACACTTTGCGCTGTATTTGCAGCAGTCCATGATAACTCAACATAACCTTTTTGTTGCGATGCAATGTTATAACCAATTCTTGTAACAGTTAAACCATAATAAGACAATGGTGTTCCATTTGGCAAAACGTTATTGTTACTTGTCAATGCACCATACAATGTATTGGCTTGAATCCTGTAGTTGTTTGTTTCTTGTCCTGTTCCATCAAAATTGGCAGTCAACTTGATGACTGCTTTTTCTGTTGTGTCTCTTAGGACTTGATAAGTATAAATGTTTGCCATGTTTGTTCCTAATTTTACGGTGTAAGTTTGTATGCACCGTAGTTGAATGCAGCTGGATCTTGGAACTGGCCACGAGCATACATTGAATTGTTTTTACGCAAAGTAACAATCAATGTGTATGCAGAATTCGATGTTGCACCCGTTGTTTGTATACCAATATCACCATTGCCATTAACTGAATTATTTGTAATAGAAGGCAATTGTTCACCTAATCCAAATTCACCTTGCAGATTCAAATGGAAGATTGTTGCAGAATTGGCGTATTGAGCCGCAGCAGTGGCACCACCACCATTCCAATATATTTCTACGCCACCAACGTTTGTTGTTGGGAAGTTAACATAGTATTTTAATCCTGTTAACTGTAGGTCATAATATGAAAGAGCGGTGTTGCTTAGACTTTGTGAAGAACGCAATTGAGCACCATTTGCATCCAAGGCAAAAGTCAAAGTATTAGCCTGAATACGAGACCCATTGGCTTCTTGGCCAGAGCCATCAAACGCACCTGTAATCTTAATCACAGAATCTGTTTGTGTATCTCTCAATACTTGGTATGTAAATTTATTTGCCATGATTGCCTTTTGTCAATGCCATTAAGTATTTATAATTAATTAATAAGCTTCTTTTTTCATCTTTTTCTTCATCATCATCTTGTGCTTCATTTCATCTTCTTCCTCTTCTTCATTCATACCATATTCAAATTCTTCAAATTTTCCACCTTTTGCTTTTAATTTGCTATGAGCTTTTTGTAAGTGGGATACTTTCTTTTGTTTTTCCGCTGGACTCATTGTAGCTGCATTTTGTTTGAATTTAGATACACCTTTGTGTAAGTAAGAATTCAAAGAATCTTTAGACAATTCATCCAATTGTTCTTCATCCAATTCTTCATGCATACCATATTCAAATTCTTCAAATTTTCCGCCTTTTGCTTTTAATTTGCTGTGAGCTTTTTGTAAGTGGGCTACTTTTTTTTGTTTTTCTGCTGAACTCATAAAAGGTGCATTTTGTTTGAATTTAGATACGCCTTTATGTAAATAAGAATTCAAAGAATCTTTAGACAATTCATCCAATTGTTCTTCATCCAATTCTTCAACTTCTTCTTTTTTCATATGCCATTTTTCTTCTTCTTTTTTCATGGCTTTATGTTTTGTTTCTTCTTCTTGTGTTACCAAGCCTTGAGCAATCTCTTGCTTCTTGGCTTCAATGTGTGCGGTAACACGGTCATGAATTGCAGAATACAATGCTGCTCTAAAATTTACGGCATCATCTTGTGCTGCATAATCGATTAAATCTCTTGGGTTCATTATAGTCTCCTTATAGTGCTAT